CTGGTGGATAGTCAAACTGTCCGGCGTCACCAGGCAGTCATAGGCGTACACTTGGACACCGCAGGCAGCTGCCTCCCGAAGGGCCGCACCGAAGGCCGGATGGGTGGCGTCGTTGGGAGAGAAGCGATCCACGCCGTGCATCTGGATCACAAAAAACAGGGTAGCGCCCAGTCCCTCCCGGACAGCCCGCTGTAACTCGTGAATATGCTTCACGCCCCGTTCTGTCGGCGCGTCCGGAAATCGGACAACACCGTTTTCCTCCAAGGTAACACCCTTGACTTCCACCAGGTGCAGCCCGGCTTCTGTTGTCAGCGCAAAGTCCAGACGGGACTCTCCATAATGATATTCCGGTTGAATGGACTTTAGATCTGGCAGGAAATGTCCTTGGGCGGCCCACTCCTGAAAAACACGATTTGGGGCCTGCGCATCCATATTGATCAGCAAGGCCCCTTTCTCCACGGCGATAAGGTCATACGCTGTCTTTCTCGCAGAATTTGCGGCCTTTTCCAGATAGACCGCTGCTCCCGGCACCAGCAGCTCCCGGCAGCGTCCGGTGTTTTTTACATGGCAGATCTGCAGCCCGTCTTCTGTCTCCACATGGGCGATAAAACGGTTGGGCCGCCGTAGAAATCTTCCTTTGACCACTTGATGATATTGCAAAACGATGCCTCCCATGCGACGAAAAAAGGCCACATCAAACGATGTGGCTGTTGCTTTGCAAACAAGCTGCGAAAAATTTTCATACAATCTGCAAAAAAGAAACGGCGCTTAAAAGGGTTTTAAGTAACCTCTTAAGCGCCGTTTCTTTGCTCAGATTTAAGGCTGTTTTCTCTTGCGGTTTCCGTGTTCCTCCAGGATCAGGTCTTTACCAGTCCTGCGCTGCTGGTTCGGTATGTATTCCAGCAGGTCAGAAATACTGCAGTCCAAGACCTCGCAAATCCTGTCCAGCTGATCGAAAGACACTCGGTCTGCCATCTCGTTGTATAGGTCACCGATGGTAGAAGGGCGAATGCCGGTCAGCCGGGCAAGTTTTGCGCGTGTCCATCTGCGCTCTCCGAGGATTCGAGATAGGTGATTCTTTATCATCACAAATGCCCCTTTAGGGATATATTACCAGAGAAAAGGGGTGTTTTAGGGCGGTTTGTGATGAAATCACTCGAAGCGTGATAATTTAACGAACTTTGTTAGAAGTTACGGATAATCAACTCCGCATACTGGGTCTGGTTATTTCCCTTCCCAGCCAGAGTCGTGGTTCGAGTGATGCCCTCGATACGGTAATCTGCATACAGCTCTCGAATCAAAGGATGGTCATTGTAGGAGAGGATAAAACGGCCTTTTACTTGGCTTAAAACCTCTCTTAAACGGTGGTGATCCTGGGCGCTGAAAGGGCTGTCATAATACTTCTCGGTATTCACATAGGGCGGGTCGAGGTAGAACAGAGCCGTTGGCCTGTCGTAGACCTTGATAAGGTCAGCGAAGTCCTTGTTCTCGATGTTCACTCCCCGGAGCCGTTCCCGCACCTTCTCCAGGTACTCCACGGCGTTGTCGACCTGCTTGGAGCTGGTGGCGTAGGTGCGGTTGTCACAGCCGAAGCTGATCTTGACCGTATAGAAGAAGCGGGCCGCCCGCTGAATGTCCGTCAGGCCGCGTCCCTGTCCCTGCGCGAGGCAATCAAAGAACTGCTCCCGTGAGGTAAGCATCCACTCCATCTCGCGCTGCAGTTCCCCGCAATGGTACTTCACACAGCGGAAGAGGTTCACCAGGTTGCTGTTGATGTCGTTGTAGACCTCCAGCTGGTTTGCTTTCTTCTCCTTGGCGAAAAGCACCCAAGCCGCGCCGCCGAATACCTCTATATAGCGCCCTACCTCATCGGTGGGGAACCGCTCTAAAATGGCCTTGCGGAGCATACGCTTGCCGCCGATCCAGCCGATGAAACTTTCCATAGCATTCATCCTTTTCAATTATTAAAGGGGCACAATCCTCGGATGAGCTATGGAACAGCCCTGCAGCTTGGGGCTGCAGGGCTTTAGATTGCAGGGCTATCTGTGCTGCCTATGGGTTCGGTTTCCTGGAAGCCGTTTGCTTTGGCTTTTTCAAATGTGATTCCACCTTCGGTGTGATCTGATTTCGCCATATTGAGATAGAAACTGCATACCACACCGTGGGCTGTCCAGGGAAGCCCCACCATGGCGGAGATCCATGGCAAAGAGCCGGTGTAGCCGACGCGGATACAGTAGGCGGCCAGTAAAAGGCCACCTACTGTTACTACCCACAATAGTGGGCGAATGTCGGCAATCATCCACTTGGAGAATTGGGAGAGGTCTGGCTTTTTCGCCGTTTTACTCCCGGCGAGGCGTTTCCCGCCGCTCATCACGCCAGCCCATGATCCTGGGCGAAGCGGTAGAAGAGCTGAGCGGCCTGCTCGCGGGTCAGAGGGCTGGCCCACATATAGTTAGGCTGGCCATCTGCAGTGGTGCCGTTACCGGCGAACAGGCCCACACGGATAGCCCACTCCCTGGCCTCCCGGCTCCACTCGCCGCAGTCATTATCCTGCAGCTCCTTCTGGTGCGCGGTCATAGCGACCTTGAACATCTCATTGAACTTGTTCTGATCCATATCGTCATCCTCCTCTGGTACGATGGAAAAGTCGGGGCGGCCATAACCGCCAATCTTGCTGTAGGTCAGGGCATAGCTCTTGTCTCGGACACAGCCGCCGTTCTCCACGACACCCGCTGCGGAACTGGTATTGCCCTCAATGGTGTAAACCCGGCCTCCAGCCACCTTCTCTACGATGCCGGTATGATACATGGTCTTGCCGCCGTCATTTGTGAAGAAGATCTGGTCGCCGGGCTGTGGGCCGCTGGTGTGAAACTGGCCCTTCTGCTTGTAGTAGTTGGCGGAGCCTGAACACCCGGCTCCCACACCTTTCTTAGCCTGACAGAGCAGCTTCAGGCCCAGCTCCAGGCCGAAGGTCTGGATGAAGCACCAGTCGGTGAAGATGTCACACCAGGCATAGCCATTCTTCTTGCCGTTGTAGACCACGCCCAAGGCATCCAGGTCACGAGCGTACTTGTTCCAGTTCCCGTCCCCAGCGTTGGCCGTCTTGTCATCGAGCTGGGCGTTGGTATCCTTCTCGATGTAGCCAATCTCAGCCCTGGCAGTGGCCAGCAGTCTCTCAACCGGCCTCATGGCCATCATCCTCCCCCACAACGACACCCTGCTCGATGGCGATCAAGCCATTGTTTGTCAGATCATATACGGCGGCCTCAATCAGCGCATCCAGCTTTTCAGCATCAACGGTAATGCCATGCTCCTGGAGCCAGTTCAGCACATAGGCTTTCTTCTCCTCGCCCCTGCCGGAGCCGGTGTAGATCTGCTCGGCAGCGGTGACGGCGATCTTCACCCAGGCATTGATCTCAGCCTGCTGGGAGGCCGTGGTCTTGCTCTTGATATGGGGGATAACAATGGCGGTGATGATGGCCGCCAGCAGTGCAAAGACGGCCTCAATAATCACGGTGATGTCAAACATAGTGTAATCCTCCTCGAATAAAATAGGTTCTCAAATGCGATTTAAAGGGACAAAAAAGCCCGCCCAAAGGAGCGGCAGGAACCTCCTTTGGGCGGATATTCAGCAGGGCATAGGCCCCACCCCCTTTCCGTAGGCAATATAAAAAGGCCGCTCCATGAGCAGCCTTTTTCATATCACTTCGCGCCGATCAGATTGGCGATATGCCGCAAATCCTCCACCGGCGCATTGAAAAACTCATAGTTCCAGAGCCAGAAATCCTCATGCTCCGGCCTTCTGTACTTTTGGCACAGCGGATCGCCCCACACGCAGTCCCAACGGCGCTGACAATCATCTCGCTCATTCTTAGGGCGCAGACGGGCAATAATAGACTCCAGCAAGACTCCCCGCTCCTGGCCCTTTCCATCATCATCCTGGGTGAAATAATCGAAAGCAATCTGGCTGGTGACAGTGCAGAGCGGCTGCTCTCCCAGGTAGATAAAGCCCTCCTGCGCCGTCAAATGAGTGCCCCACGGGATATTTATCGGGATACCGAAGGCACTGAAGCGGGCGCGTTTCCTTGCAATATAACTGCTGTGTTCTACCACACTTATTCCTCCTGCTCCGTCCATCCATACACACCGGGTTCCCACACATTATTATCCACGCTGCTGATCCAGTGCTTCCCATTGTGACTTACCTTCGCTCCCGAACTATAAGCGTCATGTGCGCCCACAGGCTGGCTCCAGGCTGGCCATTCCTCTGCGGGATCGGATGTGCCTGCCCACAAGCTGGAAGCTGTGTCTGGTGTCCATTCAGCCTGTGAGGTATGATCCTGAACACACTTATAAAGCGCACCATTATACCTCCTGATCTGTCCCACCTTGTAGGCCACCGGGTAGGCCCACTCTGCAAACAGATCAGCGTGTTCAGCCGCTGTAGCATCATCGATACTTCCTGCCTCAGCAAGCGTCACAAACACAATACCATTCGTTTCCTTAGCTTTGGTGATCTCACTACCCGCATCAACTTCCTCCAACATAATGGTGGATACCCCTTCCAGAGCCTCTCGCCCCAGCAAGTGATAAACCTTTCCGTCAAAGGCAATGCCCGAAGCCTCCGGCTCCGGGCAAAGAACGAAGCAGCCATTATCATGCTGCTTAATATAGGTGAGGAACTCGGTCAAGCCGATGGTTGTTCCATCCTTTATGATTTTATACATTTTGCACCTCCAAAAAAGATCGCATGATAAAGCCGCCGCAAGCGGAGCAGCCGTCCGTGGTCGTTGAAGTTGCGGTAATATGCGCTCTGGCACTCCATGTACTGCTCCACCTCTGAAAAGGGCCGCTTCCCAGCCATAAATTCCTGGTGAAACAGCTTCAGCTTTCGTCTGGCTCGTTTGATCCCGTCCCGGCTGCCATTGACCTTAACCTTGCCAGTCTCCGTCAGTGTAAACCGGGCCTTGCACCAGCGGAAAGACTTTGTCAGGGGGATGATCTTGCACTTACGCTTGTTCACCCGGATCCCCATAGTCTCAAACCGCCGCACCATCTCCCGGATCACAGCTTTCAGCTGCTCCACATCGGGCATGATGATGTAATAGTCATCCATGTAGTGCCCGGCGCAGTGGACACCCACCTGACACTTCAGCCAATTATCCACGGCGCTTGGGAGGGCCACCATCTCCTGCTGGGATGGCTCAACGCCCAGCGGCATCCCCCGGCCCGGTGCAGTGCTGGGGGCGTAATCCACCACAGTATCCGCCACTCGGCGGAGGGCCGGGTCGGGGATCAGCAGCTGGTGCCTCTGGTAAAGAGCCTGGCGGGGTGCGCCTGGGAAGAATGCTTTGAGATCTACGAGGCCCATGGCTCCGGTGCGTCCATACCGGCGATAATGCCAGTGCAGATGCTCCTTCAGCCGTTGGAAATGCCAATGCAACCCTTTATTCCGTTGGCTGGCCCCGTTATCGAAGATCATGCTGGGGTTATACAGCGGGATCAATACCTCGCTGCAGAGGGTCTTGTGGACTTGCCGGTCTGTGATGTGCGGCGCATCGATGGGCCGCACCTTTCCGCGCTCACACAGCGTAAAATGGACGCATTTCCCCGGCTTCCAAGTGCCGGACAGGATCTCCCGCCTGCGGCGGGCAGTCCCTGAAAACAGGTGGTTCTCAAAGTTCTGTACGCTCTGCTTCCAGCGGACGCCATTGCAGCAGCGCCGCCCGTAGAAGAACATCTTCCGGTAGCTGAACACCTGGTCGATGGTTCCCAGGGCAGCACAACGAGCCGCCCGCTTCTCCTGCCGCCTTGCTCGGCGACGCTGGTATCGCGCCTCACGGCGCTCCTCACTGGTCATAAAAAGTATTCGCCCTCCGCATAGTTAAGTTGTAGGTGCACCTCTAAACTACTTTGGCCCAGCACATGAAACGGGGTCAGCGCAATCGCCCGCCATGCAAGCAGCGTCCGTGCGTGGCCGTCAGAGGGCAGTTTCAGGGGTTTCCCCCTGGGAAGTATCTCTCCTTTTACATCGGTCGTCTTTCACCTTCCGGTTACTCCATTTGACCGTGTACCTGTAAAATCCGGGCAGCAACGCCGCCGAGTAGTAGGCGTTGTTATTGTTGTTGCCGCCGCCGGTGTTGACATTGCAGAAATTGTTATTGTTGTTGTAATTAGGGGAGCGCAGCCACCACCAAACCGCTGAGCGGAATTAACAGAGATACACCCACACAGGTCAGAACTTCTTGATCTGGCCTTTTAGGAGTTCGTTCTCCCGGTCAATCAAGTCGCCTAACCGTTGTGCCATTTTGTCCAGCTTCTCCTGTGCCTTCCCGGACTCCACCTGGCGTCCGGTGGAGGTAGTAAAGCACCCCTCCGGGTTCAGGTTCATGATCCGGTAACACTTGGAGAGCCGGGTATCCAGCGCCATGAGGGAGGCCCGCGCCTCCAGGAGGTGGGCCTTGCGGAGGCTCCGCCGCTGATCATCCGAAGGGTAAATGCTGTTCGCCTTCTCCGCATGATCCTCGACCTCTCCGGCCAGCTTTGCGATTGGCTCTGCAACGAGCCGCGCATACCGGGCGGACAGCCTCGTTAAGAAATTGATGGTCTCATCGTAGATTTCGCCTGCGCAGTTCACAAACTCCATCTTGCTGACGCTCCGCTGGGCTTTTAGAACCGACATCCTTTCACCCCCATTCGCTGGGATCCGTCTAAAAGTATAGCATAAAAGTAATGCCGGTCATAGGCCATTTTTCAAAAAATCGCGTCGGCGCTTCGCGCCGACATCTTTTTTGGCGTGGCCCCGGCCAGCTGCTCCTTCCGGAGGGCCGCCCCCTTTCGGGGGCGGGATGTGGTCGGATAGCTCTGCGGAGGATTAGGTAGCAAAGCCGGGCAGCAACGCCGCCGAGTAGTAGGCGTTGGCATCGCCGCTGCCGCCGCCGGTGTTGACATAGCAGAAATCGCTATTGCGGCTGTAATAAGGGGAGCGCAGCCACCACCAAACCGCTGTCCCGGTAGCGTTGTGCTTATAAGCGACTCTGCTGTTACTCGCTTTGTAGTAATCATATTGGAGCTGACTGTTCCTCTCGTAGTCATTCGCATAGTACCGGGATCCAAACACCTCAAATTCCGCAAGAAGGAACAGATAGTCCGTGGTCGCTGTAACATTGCCTGCCACACTTCCTGTGGCGTTGCCGACATTGTCGGTGTACTTCGTCACCGACTTCATAACAGCCCGGAGATCGGAGGGCAGCGCGGCCATCAGGCTATTGGCCAGCGGGCTGGTCGGCGTTTTGCTATTGCCCAGCAGGGTTTTTCTCATGCTGGAGTCCTTCCATCCGCCGACATTGGTGTTACTGTCATTCATGTGGAAGTAGCCAGCCCCACTCACGCTACTGTTATATTGGTTATCGCAAAGGCCCACCATCGTCCCGCCGATCTTGCCGAGCTGCCAGTGGATCCGGTGCGTCCCCTCCTTGGAGGAATTGTGGTTGAAGCCCAGGATAAAGGGGCTGATGGAAAGGTTGGAGAAGGTGAAATTGCCCACCTGCCCGTTGATGGTGATGCTCTTGGTATCACCCACGCTCCAGTAGTTCGCACCCTCATCCGCATCGCTGGCCGCCCGGATCGCCGCCCAGGTATTGGAGTTCAGCGTAGCATTGAACAGGTTCACCTGCACGGCACAGGTCTTGTTTGCGGGGGCCGTGTGATTTGTGCCCTCTGCCACCTTGACTGTAATGGTGGCGCTGCCATAGGCTTTGCCTGTCACGGTAACCGTATTGCCGGAAACCGACACCGTGGCAACGCCGGTGGCATTGGAGGTGGCAGAGATTGCCCCATCGCCCGCCCTGGTAACCGTGATGGTGGTGGACGAAGTGCTCTTGTTCAGAGTGATATTGCTCTTATTCAGGGACAGGCTGCCTGCCGCCTTTCCGATTTTCCATATAACTGTCTTGGCTCCGATGCCGCCGTCACTCCACTGATAATTGCTGGTGGGCGTAAAGGTGGCGTTATAATTGCCAGCATTAGTACCGCTGGTTGTGCCGCCGATGGTCAGCTGTGCGCTGTCATAGTTGCTCCAGCTGGGGCTTTGCGCCAATCCACTATAAGTCAGGCTGCCGCTTTGCACCGGAGTTGTGGTAATGGATGCCCGCTGGATCTGCCACTCCACGCTCCGGGCTGTAACGCTGCTGTCGCTCCATTGATAGTTGCTGGTTGGGGTAAAGGTTGCCGAGTGGCTGCCCGCATTGGTGGCCGATGTCTCTCCACCAATGGTCAGTTGGGCGGTGTTGTAGTCATTCCAAGTGGGGGTCTGCGACTCCCCAGTGTAGGTCAGGCTCCCGCTCTGCGAGGGGGCCTTGGCAATGGTGGCTCGGCCTATCGTCCAAGTGACTTCCTTTGTGGTGTTGGTGCCATCGCCCCAAGTGTATCCCTCTTTCGGAGTAAAGGTGGCGACATAGTTGCCTGCGTTGGTGCCTTTGGTTGTGCCGCCAATGGTCAGGGTTTCCGGGTTATAGCTGTTCCAGTTAGGGCTTTGTTCGCCGCCCGTATAGGTCAAACTGCCGTTTTGAGTAGGAACCGCATCAATGGTATGGGCCAGCTTCGTGATGGCTTCCAGAGCGGCATCCGCAGCAGTCAGAGCATTGGAAGCGTCTGTCCCTGCCTGGTCTGCCACCTGTGCCGCGTTGTGCGCTGCTTCCAGTGCTTCCGTGGCCTTTTCATCCGCAGCTTCCGCTGCTTCCGCTGCAGCAGCGGCGGACTGGCCGTTTTGGTCGGCCTGCTTCTTCACCGCATGGGTATTGTTGATCATCTGCTGCACCACGGGGTTGACAATCGTGCTGGCCCGCACCGGGTCGGTGTCCTGGATCTTACGGATAGCCGCCGCATTATACTCCGGGCTTTCCGGGACTGTGTAAAACTCTTCTGCCATGAGCTGTCACCTCCAGGTTAAAATTCATCGTCAAACTCAAAGGTGAAGCTGACATCTTCATCCTTCTTCTTGGGGTACATGGTCTTGATGGCCACCACATCCCCATCGCTGTCCACCAGCGCTGCCTCGCTGATCTCCTCGCCCACCAGTGCGTCCTTGGGAATGGTTACCGCATAGCGGGAGGTGGTTTCAGCCGGGTAGGTCACGCTCTCCACCTCATAGCGGGCGAGTTCGCTGTTGAGGGCCGTCTGTGTTTCCAGGGGTACAAGCGGCTCTCCGCTCCCATTTACACCGCCGTTCCCGAAGGCCACATGGGTAATGACGGCCAGCGGCTTTTCCGGGTCGCTGGCCGCCATGCAGAGCTTTCTGCGGCGCGTTTTGGTGATTACACTGTTTTCATTCATCTAAAACTCCTCCTGCATGATTTGGGCATTGAATTTCCGGGAGCCGTCAAAGGCGGCAGCTCCATCGAAGGCATACCAGTTATTCATGGTCAGGGTGCCGTTGATCTCTTCCCGGACAGGGAAGCTGGTGCAGATAGCCATGGCCGGGAAGGTAATCCCGCTGAAAGACTGGTTGAACGGGATGCTGCCGTCAAAGTCAGCCTCTCCATCAAACCGCACCACCCGCTGGCCTCTGGTATTGGCGAAGCGGGAGAGGATCTTCAGCCGGTACAGGGATACCTCGTTCCGGTTCTCCATGCCGGTGGGCTGGAATGCACCCACAATATCGAAAATCAGGTGGGCCGGTTTGATTTCATCGATCTGCCGGATCAGCTCAGGCAGATCTGGAAAAACGCCTTCAAACAGCATATAAACGATGACGGTAAAGGCATACTGGCTGAAATGCTCCACCACCGCGCCCTCGCTCCCCGTAACAATCGACACCATCTCCCGGATTGCCTCCACGGTGGTGGTGCCCCGCGTGTTCAGCTTTGCCAGCACCTTGGCCCGCCGTGCCTCCAGGCTCTCTGTGGTATTGACTGGAAGCTCAAACAGGCGCTCGTGCCGGGGAAGCAGGAAAGTGCTGGTGCTGATGTTCAACTGCTGCTCCAGCGCGGCGATGGTGCGCTGCGTCTGCGTCAGCTCCGTCTGCTCTGTTTGGAGCAGGTCTGCCATCTGCTCCATTGTCCGCACCCGCTTGGGAAGCATGAAGGCATCATTGATCGGCACTGATTTCCACCTCCTCCAGCGTGAAAAACTCCTCATAGTCGGATGTGAGGGAAGAAATCTCCCCATTCAGGGTATAGCTGATAATATCCGCCACTCCGTCCACGCCGAAGATAAGGTCGCCGATCCGGTAATAGCTGATACTGCTCTTCCGGTTTTCATCGCCCCGGACGGGAGCCGTATCAAAGTCCTCCCGGTTTACGCTGTCGATGTAGCTCTGCAGCGCCGTCTGGACATTTTGGCGGATGTCGGTGATGTTGTACCCGCTGGCCACCTTGACTGTGACCACCACGGTGGCGGCCTTGGGGGTGGCGGCCACCACGGTCACCTCCGCTCCGATTTGGCGCTCCTCTTCAATGTGGGCCTCCACATTTTTCAGGATCACTCCGTCCGGCGCACCATACTTATCGGAAAGGATGATCACCTTTACCTTGCCAGCTCCGCACACTTCAGCGCCCAGGCACTTGGCCCCGCCAACGCCGGACACCTGTTTTGCCCAATAAATGAAATGGTTCCGGTTCCCGCTGGTGATGGGCCTCCGGATCTTCTCCAGCACCCGGCTGCGGAAGGAGTCATCCCCCTCAGCCTCCGCACCACCGCCGAAGGGTGCGGTATTGGTAACGGAGGTCACGCCGGAAATAGCTGTGCGCAGGGCTGTGATGGTGCCGATGCCCACGTTGCCCACGGTTCCCGCCGTCTGACATTTAGCCCCCACCTCGCATTGTCCCTCGGCGCTGATCTGCGCTGTAGCTGTAGTTTCAAAGGCCAGTGTACCATATAGAACCTCGGTGCCCATCGGGATGGTCGTGCCTGCTTCCCCGGTAAAGAGCAGATTGCCCACCGACGCTGCGGCGGGGTTCCGGGTCTCGTTGTAGTCCAGGGCCTTCCGGTCAAGGTACTCACCCTCGGCGGTATCCAACAGCACGTGGTCGGGGATGGGCTGCACCTCCATTGCGTCCATGCGGGCCATCTCTTCGGCCACGGCCTGCAGGTTATCCATGCAGAAGCCGCCCTCCAGTTTGTTGGCCGGGTTCTCCAGGCCGTCCCTCATGCGCTGAAGGATGGCGTCCGTGCTGAAGTCTATCGTTGTGTCGCGCATGCCGCTCTCACCTCCTTGGCATCCCACTCAACGGTCATCGCCCCATAAATTGTGGTGCAGTCAAATTCGACCTGAATCCCACTTTTTGTGCGGGTAAATTGGAAATTGCTCAATTCTGAAATATAGGGGTTTACCATCAAAGCCTCAATGATAAACCGCTTCAGCTCCGAGGTTACGATCTCCGAGTGCAGGGTACTGCCGATCAGAGTGTGGATCTCGCTTCCAAAGGCGCTGTCGTAGGCGGTATAGCGGAACCGTTCTGTGGACAGCGCCTTGAAGATCCAGATCCGCAGCGCCTCGTTGCCCTCCACCAGGTAGGTATTCCCATCCCGGAGCAGCAGGCGGTTGTTTTCAAAGTCGTATGCGTACTCCCGGAACATAGGCAGCTCGCTGGCTTGCCCGCTTTCCAGTATTTCCGGGCTGATAAAAGGAAAAATGCTCATACCGGCACCACCTTTGCGATGATATAAAAAGCGACGCCAGTTTCATATACCAGCACCTCATCCCCGGCCTGGAGGGAAAGGGAGGCGCTTTTGTAGAGGTATTTGGAGATCACCTGGTCATGCGCCTTAATGGTCAGCGGGCTGGCGGTGTTGACGGTTGCAAACCGCCAGCTGCCGTCTGCTCCCCCGGAGCCGTCGCCGCGCAGGGCCTCGGCCATCTCCACCGCCCATCTTGACATATCTCTTGCCTCCTATCCTTGGGATTGGTTTTCAATCTCTTTTTCGTCCATCATATTGGAGAAGGCCAGGGTCAGGGCCATCTCATGCTTACCGTCCGTGAAGGTGTGGGTGTCGCTTTCAATGTAGAACTTGCCGAACAGCCCGGTGGTGGTTTCCTGGACGATCAGCGCATAGCCGCTGACCGCCCGGCTGTCACCCTGGCAGCCGGTGACGCTGCCGGTCTGCTCCAGCGTCTGCAGAAGGGCCTTGGCCTCGGTCTGTGCGTCCTTGCCGTCCTCCTGCTTATAGACCGTCTGCACCACGCCGTATTTCTGCTGCGCGGCGGTATCCTCCACCACGCCGATCTGGTTGCCGTCCTTATCCGTGATCAGCACCCGGTCAACCATGTTCTGCAGGCTGGTCTTGTAGTTGGCTTCTGTCAGGTTATAGGAGCCGTCCAGCACCACCCCGCAGAGCGCCCCCCTTTCAATTACATAGAGCTGTGTGGCATTTTTGATCAGGGGGATGTATTTCTTGCCGTTCTTCCGGCTGGCGGCTGTGTAGGCCGCCATAATGCCGTCATACGCCTTCTTGCCCAGCCAGGGCATATAAACGGGGATCCCCGTAGACGCTGCCGCGCCGAAGGGGATCCCCAAGTGGGAGCAGATCCAGCTTGTGATAGCCTCCGGGGTCTCGTTGTCGAACACCCGGTTGATGTCGGACTTTGTGACATAGAACATCAGGTCGAAGGCGGTGTAGGTCACCACATTCCCGCTGCCGGACTTCTCGATGTCAAAGACAGGGCCGCTGAAGAGCAGCTTCCCGTCCTCCAGGAATTGCACCTGATCGCCCTCGTTGATATTCACCTTTGGGAGGAAGCGGTCACTGTCCTTGTTGGCCACCGTGAATACCAATTTCCTGGCCACCTGTTTGCTGTCGCCGCTCCAGGTGACTTTCTCAATGACCTCGGCCAGCTGCTTTCCTCCGGCGTTCAGTTCATAGCTCATGGGATCACCAGCTTCTGGCCAGACTTAATCAGGTTGGGATTGCTCCCTATCGTCCCCTTGTTGGCCTCATAGATTTTCGTATATTGGGAGCCGTCGCCGTAGTATTTCTTGGCGATGTTCCACAGGCAGTCCCCGGACACCACCGTGCAGCTTCTGGGGACCGTCTGTGTATTGGGGCGGCTGTTCAGGCCGCTGGTATCGCTCTGCTGCTGGGCTTCTACCTGTACTGCCGGAACATTCAGGAAGCGGTATTCAGACAGCTCCAGTGTGTAGTACACATCCCGGTCACCTTCCCGGTGCTTCTTGGTCAGTTTGTCGATGCTCATGGCCAGATTGAAGTCGCAGTCGCTGATGATGACGCGGATGGGCTGTGTGCTGGTTTTCCACTTCTCCAGCAGACGGATATACTCCATCGGCTCCCGGTCAGCGTAGCGGGCCAGCGGGGACGATAGGGCTGGGAAAAAGCTGGACAGGGAGCCTGTTACCAGGCCCCGGTGTCCGATCAGGTTCACCTCGCCGATATTCAGCAAGGTGATCTTCTGGTTGTTCTGCGCCTCGGAGAACTCAAATTCCGAGGGATTGATGGGGAGATTGAACATCTCCTCATGGTTGTTGTAGCTCAATTCAATGATGCGCTGCTTCAAGCGGCCACCTCCTTATGCGGGCACCGGCACCATGTTCTTCACGGCCAGCACCACTTCCTTGGCGACCTTCTCGCCGATCTTGTCGATGTCGGCCTCCTCCCGCACCACGATGGTGTCTGCCAGCTTCGCAAGGGTGAGCCGGATGACCGATGCGGCTGGGGTGGAAGATCCGCCCTGGCGGATGGGAGCGTTAGCTGGGACGGGAGTGGTATTCTGTGCTGCCGTGGCCGCCCGCGTCTTCTGCAGACTGCTGGCCAGCTGCACACTCTCCTTGTTGGGCAGAATCCGCGTTCCACGGGGTAGGTCGATCAGCTCTGGCCCCTGCTCACCTACCCAGGTGGGGCCGCCGCGCCAGTTGTTGGTTCCTTCCGCATTGGAGCCTGTGTCGCCACCTCCGCCACCGCCGAACCCGAACAGGCCGCCGACCTTGTCCGCGATCCAGCTCAGGCCGTTGCCGATGCCCTCAACAATGGGTTTCACCTTGTCCCACACACTGCTGATGACGCTGGCAATGCCATTAAAGACCGTTTGCACCACATTGAAAAGAACTTTAAACACGCTGATAGCGATGTCGATAATCGGGGAGATAACCGACCATGCGGAGGTCAGGATGTCTGCCACCACCGGCATCACCGTGCCGATGATCTCTTGGATCCAGCCCATCTTGCTGCCGATGAAGGACAGCACGGAGCCGACCTTCTGGCCGATGCCGTCGAAGATGACCTGGAACACGGGGGCCAGCGTGGAGATGACCGTCCCGATGCCCTGCACCAGCCCCGCGATGACCGGAGCCGCCGCGCTGATCACCTGGCCGATGGTGCCCACCACTGTCTGGATCACAGGCAGCACCGTGGGAATAACAGTCTGCACAGTTTGTATAATGCTGGTGATGGCAGGCATGACCGCCACACTCACCTGCTGCAGGGTGGCCTTGACGGATGCACCGAAGCTGGCCAGCTGCGGCTGCATGGCTGCAAACCCGCTCTTGAAGTCCCCGATGGCGCTGAACAGATCGTCCACAATGCCGCCCATACCGGCAGGCAGGAAACTGACGATGCCATCCCGCAGGCTTTTGACGATCCCAGCCCCCAGGCTCTTAATTTTAGGTGCGGCAGTCTGCAAGCCGGTCTGGATGGCCTCCGGCAGGGAGGTGATGACGCGGCCCACCATGGGAATGGCATTGTCCAGCAGGAATGTGGAGGCGGTGGACACCAGCTCTTTCATGGAGCCGGTCACATCCCCGCCAATGGCCATGTTGCCCAGCAGGTTCTGTGCGGCGGCCTTCATCGCTGAGAAGGAGCCGCTGAAGGTCTCGCTGGCTTCCTTGGCCGTCGTCCCCGTCACTCCCAGGTTCTCCTGAATGGCATGGATGGCGTTATACACATCGGCCAGGTTGTCGATGTCGTACTTGGTGCCGGTGAGCTTCTGCGCGTCCGACAGCAGTCTCTGCATCTCTTCCTTGGTGCCGCCGTAGCCCAGCTTCAGGTTGTCCAACATGGTGTAGTTCTGCTTGGCGAAGCCCTGGTAGGCGTTCTGGATGGACTCCATATCTGTGCCGAACTTGTTGGCGTTGTCCGCCATGTCGATCATGGCCATGTCCGCGACCGTGGCCGCCTTTGCCGTGTCACCGCTCAGGCTGCTGATCAGCGAGGCGGAGAAGCTGGTCACCTGCTCCATGTAGGCGTTGGCGGAGAGGCCCGCCGTGCGGAAGGCCGCATCAGCGTTTGCCTTTACCACCCCGGCGTTGTCCTTGAACAGGGTCTCCACGCCGCCGATGCTCTGTTCCAGCGCGGCCCCCTGGCTGATGGCCCCGCCCAAGACCACGGTGCCCGCCAGCGTCACTGGAATGGCCACCGTCTTTGCCAGGCTCGTCAGCTGGCTCTTGATTTTGGAGATCCCGGCGGTCACGCCGTCCTTCAGCTTGACAATCGGCGTTGCGATCATCTTGCCGACTGCTTTTACCTTATTGCCCACCGCCTTGATTTTATCGCTGACCATATCCTTGATGGCCACGGCGGTGACGATTTTCTTACGCAGCGGCTCCAACCGCTGCCGCAGCTGCTGCGCAGCCCGGTTTGCCGCCGTTGCGTCAAGCCGGGCTGTGCGCCGCCGATCCCAGGTGGACTCCAGCTCCCGGCGCGTCCGCTGCACATCACGCCGGAAGGCGCTCTGCTCCTGCTTGATACTGCGGAGTACCGCCGACATATTATCTTTGATTGAGATTGCGCCCTTAACTACGCCCATCAGCGGTTCACCTCCTATTCAAGTGAGAACATTTTTGCGCGTTCGTCCAAGGCGACCAGCATAGATGCCTGATAGAAAAGCCTGGACTCCAAGTCCAGGCTTAGAAACTCCTCCGCCTTCCATCCCTTCTGGATGTAGTAGTGGAGCAGATATGCATCGCCGTCCTGGGCAATTACTTTTTTAAATCTTCCACCACGGTCACTTTGCCGTTCATCGCGCCGGACAGCTCCATGATGGCTGTGGAGATCTGTGTGATCTCCGACAGGTCAAACATATTCACGATGTCCAGCGGCTCCTTCAGCTCCCGATCCTCCGGGGGCAGTTCGGCTTCCATGGCCATGACCTCTTTGGCTGTATCCCGCAGGCTCGGTTCCACGGCGGCCAGATAGATGCTGTACTTGTCACTGCGCTTGATGTCGCCGTTGTCCTCCAGCGTCATACACTCCATGATTTCCCCATAGTCCAGGCTGCGAATCGTCAGATCCATGTCCATGCTGGGAATATGCAAAGTCTGCCGCTTGGGGATCTTCTTATCCCTCAACCGCTGAAGGGCGCGGTGCGAAAAATCAGCCAGCAGCTTTTTCTTATCAGTGTCCATGCTTGCTTCCTCCTCTTATGCGGAAATGGCGTCCAGGTTGACCATGTCGGACGGGGTGAAGCCACCAGTGGCTTCCTCCTCGATCAGGCCACCCTTCTCGTAGGTGACCAGGGGCAGGTCGTTATACCAGCAGTTGTCGATGCTGTAACGCTCCTGCTGCCCGTTGGTGGCGTCCGGGTCGGCCAGCTTGGTGATGATCTGGCTGCGAAGGTCAACACCCTTCTTCCAGCTCTCCAGCACCTTGTTGTAGCGGGTGTACGCCTTCTTGATGGTCAGAGTGAACTCACCCTTGATGCCGGTCATCTTGCTGTCCACATCAATGTCCAGCTGCACATCCTCACGGTTGGCGCTTACCTTGACCTCAATCTTGGACAGCTCGGCGATCAGCTCGCCGTCCACCCAAATCTCGCCCCAGGTGCCCGTCAGGGTACGGTTGCCTCTCAATTTGCTCATGCTTCTGCCCTCCTTACATATTGCAGGTCAGCTTCAGATCTTCCATCGCGTCCACAAACTTGACATTGCTGGCGATAAAGACCTTGGAGCCGGTATTCGCCTGGGCCAGGGCGGTTTCATCCATCTCGGAGGTGTCGGTGCCCTGGCTCTGCAGATAGGTCTCCTGGGCCTCCACATCGATGGCGGCGGTATTGTCAAAGGTTCTGTCCAGAACATTGCCCTCCAGCTCCCGGTGATAGGCCAGGATCGCGGCCACAAACGCCTGCTTGTTGTCGTAGTCGTTGATGACCTTTCCCACATAGGAGGACTCAAAGGTTTCCCGGATGTCATCCTGGTACAGGTCAACGCCCTCGATGATCTTGATCTTCGAGAAGTCCTGGCCATGCTCCGGGGTGAAGGAGGTCAGGCTGTTCACGCCGCGCCCGATCTTGTACTTCTCCCCGTCAAAGACGATGACCAGCTCCCCGTTGTCGATGCGCTCATCCGCATCCTCCGGTACTTCGGCGGCGGTGATGTCGGACAGCTCAAAGTAGGTGCAGCTCCGGGCCAGGGACAGCCCCGCCAGCACACCAGCGATGCGGCAGCAATACTCCGCCGTGCTGAAGGCCGTGGTGCCGAGGGTACTGGTGATTTTGTCCGTGGTCAGGTTGATGATGCCCTCGTGGTCGCCCTTGCAGTTGGG